CTCTTCTTTCGTCACAACCACAAGGTTCGAGTCCAACCCCGGGGCGAGAACCGCGGAATTGGACAAGAGACAGCCATACCGGACAAGAGCACGCTTGTGCTTGTACGTTAGGCCAACACCTGACTCAGCAACGTTCGTGGTGATGACAAAAGTGTATGTGGAACCGAGCTTTCGCTCCCACCCACTGATGTCACTACTCACGCACGTGCCGAGCGTGGTCGTGATGTGACTGCCGAGAGCACCACCCTGCTCATCGGAAAACCCTATCCCAATTAGGGCCGAGGCACCGTCGAGATAGTGTGCTTTCTGGGCCAAAATGGCCGGAGAAAACAACACACGCTCGACGATCTGGTCCACGATGTCAAAGGTGATAATCATCCGCCAACGCTGGGCCTTGGCCTTGCGTTGCGGGTGCGGCTCAGCTTTGCCGAAGACTGATCGGTAAAAGCAGTAGCCGCGATCCACCTGTTGAAGCCCATCGTGAGCCGGGAAATCATCTCCATCTAAGAGCCTGCCAATCCGGACAGACGCTAATTCAACTAACAACTCCTTTTCCTCCACGATAACTTCACGATTGGTTGCGTAGACACGCTTGAAGGGGTATCCCGGGCTCGAGCCTGGGTTGATCTCCAGCATGGCGTCCATGATCGCTAGTTTGAGGTCTCCGGGATCAGTGATGTCTCTGCCGTAGCTCCATTTGAAGAAACCGGATCGGAAGCGTTGATACGCTCCGCCAATCTCTTCTCGGCTTTGGCTAGGACATAGCGCTTCCGCCGCTGCTCGCGCCGCAGCGTTCTGATCGCCAGTTCCTTCAGTTCGGAGAGGGTAAGTGTCGTCACGTCCGGCTCCTGGGACGCCGGGACTGTGGGTTCGGACGGTGAGACCTGGGTCGAGGTCTTTGTTGTAGTCGAAGATGTTGATGACGTGCCCTGGGGCTTCGGCGCGCGTTTGCGTGAAAGCTTGGAGGTACGTGTTTGAGCTGAGTGGGCCTGGCCAGACGAAGCCTTCGATTTCGGCGGCGACTCCGGGGTAGTCTCTTTCGACGAAGGCTGGGACTTTGTTGTGTCTGCCTTGACGTTGGACTCCTGGGACACCGACGACTCGGGTTTCTCTGAAACAGAGGCCTGACTCGGCATTGTAGTGCAGTTTGTCTCGCTCCTCGTAGTCGAAGGGGGTGAGGTAGTCCTCGCCGAGGCGGCGGGCACCCCCTTCTCGAAATGCGAATGCGAGACGATCGCTGCTGACTCCTTGCTTTCCACGCAGGGTGTCTCTGCTGACTTGAGCTCGATGGCGATGCCGCCCAGAGACTCCTGTTCATAGTCGTCTCTGTAGCGGACCTCGCTATCAGCCCAGGCGCCGCCGTGCGCGCCCTTCAGCCCCTCGAACGTGCCGTCCCACCCCTCTTCATCGAAGTCATCGACTTCCACACGCGCACCGCGATCATCGCGGCGCGTGTAGTAGACAGAGGGTTCAGCAGCTGCACTGACCACCCACTCGCCATTGACGAGCATAGTGACTTGGTGCATCTCCTTCTGGGCGGCACCCCAGGACTGGGGGTTGCGGCCTCGCGAGGTCTTGATCCGACCTTGGACGTGCCTGAGAGACTGCTTAGTCGTCATCAGGGCGTCCTGGAGAGAGTCGTAGTCATCCCTCCGGTAGAACTCCTCGCGATCGGC